GGCGCTTTTACCAGAAGATCACGGACATCTATGCCACGGCCATGGATTACGACCGCGAGGCACCGATCACCCAGGAGTTCTTCGCCAAGGTGCAGAACAAGATGCACTACGCCGTGCATGGTCACACATACAGCAGAGTACAGGTTTGAAATACTTTGACTGACTTCAAAACACCTGAAATGGGTCTAAACGCCCATCGCCTTCACCCTTCCACACCGTTGAACGCACCCGCCACAATCGCGGCCTCCACGACTTCGGCCGCCCGGGTGTCGGACCAGTCCACAAACGTCGCCAGCAGCCGGTCGCGGCACTCATCAGGTGTGCGGCTGGTCAAAATGATCTCGCGGACAGGGGCGAGACTACCGCGGTAGGCCTGCGAGATCGCCGCGGCGGCCTCGCGAGAGATGGAATCAGCGGCCAGAGCGGCCTCTGCGGCGGTCGGGATGGCTGTGGCGGACAGTTTTCGGGTGGTCAAGGGTGCCGCGCCTGGATGAGCCGGCTCAGGATCTCGCTCTATTTCCAGCCCCAGGCGCTTGCTGAGCACATTGAGGCTCTTGTCCGAGAGTCGGAGGCCGGCAGTCTTCAGCTTGCTGAGCACATCAGCCGTGGTCGAGTTCTCTTCAGGCTCTTCACCGCCAAACGTAATGTTGGGCGGATTGCCTGGGATCTGGTTGATGCGCAGGAAAGGGCGGAAGAGCTGCTCGCGGAGCGTCTTGGCCAAGAACTTCTTGTCATGCTGGGCAAAATCCGCACGCACCTGGCTTTGCAGGTCGCTGGTGCCGCTGCCCAGGCCCGTGGGTTTGGCGGTCGAGCTGAGAGTTTGCCCGAGGACGCGCTTGCTCTGCTCGTCACAGCAGAGGTCAAAGAATTTGCCGTGGGCATCTGCCGCGCCAGGCGCTGCCTGGACAAGCTCCACCTGCGTGGCCGTCGTCACCACCAGGCCGCCGATGCGTGAGCTGAGGCGGAGAGCCTGCTGGAGGATCTGCCGGCTGCGTTCATCTTCCTTCTGAAATTTGGCGACAGGAAACGGCGTGCCGAAACGGTCGAGGAACCTCACCCACCACTCGCGGTCCTGGAGCTTCAAGAAACTCCACCAGACCAGGGCACGCATCGGGCCGCCCCAGTTGTCCGGGTGCTTCCGCATCAAATGGCCGCGGTGAATGATGTAGCGGCGTGGATCTGGGCGCTGCCAGCGGCCGGTTTTGTAACCCGTCACAGGATCGCAGAATTCGACCTCCAGCTTGCCCGTCGTCCAGCGGAGGAGGTGGTCAGGAACAGCAACCATGTCCGCCCAGTCGAGCAAGAGACCAGGCTCGCTGGTCTCCTTGTAAGTGCGCTCCACGATGGCCAGCGGCCAGATGTTGCCCCAGAGCAGATCCGCACACAGACCGGGAAAATCGGGCGCACGCTCGATGGCGGCGCGGATGGCCTCAGCGGCCACTTCGTCCCGGGCATCGTCCTGGCGATAGGGGGAGATCACCGGATCGTCTCCGAGCACGGCCAGGTGGCGCGTCTCGATCACGCCTTGAAGGTGCGTGTCCGCAATGAGCACGTCCCGGTAGATAGCAAAGAGATCACGCGTGTCACCCTGCTCAGCCTGCATGATGGCGGCATGAACCCGGTCCGCACTGATCGTGGCCAGCGTCGAGGTCGGCTCATTCCGCATGTCGAGCACGGTCTCAAGGGGGCGGGAAAGCTGCTGCCGTTCGAGTTCGGCAAGACGGGCGGCGAGTTCGGCTTTGGTGGGTGCTTTAGGCATGGAGGAATCCTTCCAGGGCATTTAGACCGCGCCTGAGCCATGAGGGGTTGGGATCGCGCCCGTTGCTGCCACCCACATCACCGAGCTGCATGCCATCGGTGAAGGCATCCACCCCTCCCTCCGCAGCGAGGGCGAAGACGCTCAGCTTGGTGCTGTCGAAGGTGTCACCGTGATTCCCGGCGGCATCCAGCTCGCACACAAAGAGCCCCTTTTCCTTCTTCTGGAGAAGAAAATCGTCCTTCACCCATTTATCAGGCGGGAGGGCCAGCAGGCGGTCCGTCGCGGTGTTCACCAGCAGGCCGCCCGTCTTCTCCTTCATGCGCATCCTGGCCTTCGGGTTGTCGGGATCTTCCACCGTCTCCCCGCTCACTACGATGATCACGGTGAAGCCGGCCGCTTCCAGCGCGGTTTTCATCTGCGTAGCGAAATAACGCTCATTGGAGCCGTCTAGTGCCACGGCCTGAATGCGTGCCCCGGTGTGCTTCAGAGCCTCACAGGAGCGCAGCACGAGGCCTTTGGAGAATTCCGGGTTGGCGCTCTTCCAGCGCACGATCAGCCGAGCCCGGCGCTCCGCGCCCTTGCCCTGTGTAAGAGTGATCGAGCTGGGGTTGCTCTTGGCATTCGTGGTCGTGGCGATGTCGTAGCCCACGCCCCAGGTGCCTTGTGCGCCGATGTTTTGCACCGCGCCAACGACACGCGCCAGCGTGGCCTCTTCCTGCCCGGATTCGATGGTGCCGAGATCATAGGCGAGACAATCCTCCGCGCCCTTGGCCTGGGCGGCTTCGATGGCCGTGCTCGGCATGGCCACCAGGCCGCCAGGGATGCGTTTCAGCGCGTAGTTGCGGTCCCACGCGTCTTTATCCAGCGCTCGGCTGCGATGCACCAAGGCGGGCACAGGCTCGCGCGTTTTGAGATCGTAGAGCTTTACCCCGGCCGCTTCGGCGTCGAAGACATCCACACGCAGGCAAAGCACGCCAGCGGCGGATTCATACCAGTGACCATCGGCACAGGGTTCAAAGGTCTGCCCCGGAATGGGCGGCATGCCGATCTTGTAGCACAGATGGCTTTCGTCCGGCGGCGGAGTCGAGGCCATCAACACGCGGAAAGTCGGATCTCGGCTGGCGATGGGCTCCATGGCCTCAAACACCTCCGCGAAGTCGGGAATGAAGCCGATCTCGTCAATGAGCACATCCCCGGAGAAGCCGCGCGCCGTGGCAGGATTCGGCGCGATGATCTGCGTGCGGCTCACGACGGTGCGCGAGTGATGAAGGCGCATCTCCAGGCGGCTGCGCTCAAAGAGATCGGCGATGCCATCGAGGTCAATATCCTTGTATTCCTTGCCACCGCTGTCCGCCAGGCCGAGCTGCATCTTCGCGGCGGCGGCCTCTTCTTTCATGGCACTGAGGGCATCGGAAAGCACGGCGGCCTCTTTGTAGATCAGCTCCTTGCCCACGTTAATGGATGCGCTCGCGAAGGTCACGAGGCGGCCCGGATGCTTCATCATCTGCCGGAGAGAGATGCCCGCGAAAGTCGTGGTCTTGCCGAATTGGCGGCGGGCCTCAAAGTAGATCATGCCCACCTCACCAAAGCGCTTCATCAGCGCCCGCTGAGGCGGAAGCCAGACCAGGCGCTTACTCACCACGCATCGCCGAACAGATGCTTGCCCAGCGCCTCCAGTTTGGTGTCTGCGGCCATGTCACTCGTGGCGATGCGTTTGGCCTCTTCGTCCTTGGCAAATTCGATGAACAGCTCTGCCGTCTCACGCTGGAAGCGTTTTTTATCGAGCGTGAGCTTTTCCTGATCGAGACCATGCTTCGACTTGTCCAGCTCCAGCCGCTCATCGTCTTGCTCGATCTTGGCGATGGAGGCCAGCGCCTTCGCCAGTTTGTCCACGCCCACGCCGGTGATGGTGGGCTTGCCTTTCTCGTCGAATTCGACGCTTTGACCTTCTTCCAGCGCCTCGTGGATCTTGCCCACGGCGAGGGCGAGAAAGCCCTTCGACATCCGCCCGCCGGCTGCCTGGGCCAGACGCAAGCTCAACTCTCCGAGTTTCTCCACGCGGCGCACGTCTTCTTGGTCCTTCATCCAGTCGTCAAACCCGCCCTGCCGCCACAGCGAGAGATTCGCATCACTGATGGGCTCTCCGTGAAAGCTCTTGGCGAGCACGGCTTTGACCTCCTCTTTCGCGTTAAGCCACTCCAGCAAGGTCTGCCCGTTCTCGTTGTCCCGCAGGCGCTGATTCAGCTCCTCACGGATGGCGAGGGGCAGACGAGCGATCTTTCCAATGCGGGCCATGGTGGATTAGGAGCGAGCGGGCCAGTGCCAGGTGTGGGGAGTCTTGCTGTCATCGCGATGACGGCTCATCAGCCAGAGTGAATCCGGCCCGTCGAGAATGGCCTGTCCGTTCATGAGGCCGTTTTCCTCATTCCAGACTCGCACGATGATGGCGGGGACGATGTCGCCAGGCTGCACGGGGTTGCCGGGGCTTTCGTGTTCACCGATCAGGCCAGCGGCTTTGTGGCGCTCGCGTTGTTGGCGAATCGCGGCGCAATCTGATTCAGAGAGGACATAGAGGACAGTGCGTCCGGTGGTGGGTGTCGTGTTCATCGTGGATTTACTTTTTGCCGAAGACTTGCTGCGCGTGCTTCCAGTCGCGGAAGTCGGCGTCTTCGAGGTGCGGGGTTTCCCAGCTCAGGTGGCGGAGACCGTGTTTTTCGGCGATGGCTTGAGCGCGGGAGTAAGCCTTCTCGTCGTCCCAGTCTGCCTCATACATGCCAGCGGCTTTCGGGTGCGCCTTGAGCGGCACAAAGTCGATGGCGAGGCCGTATTGGTGCATGCTTTGCCAAGGCCCGGCGTTGGTCACTTTGCGGCCCTTTTTGGTGCGGCCGATGGCATAAAGCTCCGCTTGGCGCTCAGGGCTACGATGGCCTTCGTAAATGTAGAGATTGAGCCCGGCGGCCTCACACTCCCGCGACCAGGCGATGACTTTTTTTCGAAAAGCAGGCTTTAAAGAAGCCAGCTTTTCTTCCTCGATCTTCATGACGGCAGCGATGGAGATCATTTGCCCCTCCTTTCCTTCGCGGTGATGCCCTCGCCGGTGATCTGCCAGACCTTCACGGCGCTGGTCGGCGTCTCAAAGGCGCTTTCCACGAGATGCTGGCGCTCCAGCGTGGTGAGAGCGTCATTCACCTCATCGCGCTTGTAGTCAGTGCGGCGGAGAAAGACGCTGAAAATGGTATCGGCGCGGTGAGCGCCTTGCTTGCGGTGGTAGAGGGCGTCCAGCACCTCCGCACGGCAGTCTTCTTTGCGGATTTGGTCGAGGTCTTCCATGGGCCTCATCCATCCGCCGGGCTCAGATCCGGCTCATGTCGTGCCCCGTGCGTTGCGCTGGCCGCGCATCGCCGCGAGGCGGTCTTTGACGGGCGTCTTCACGACCTCGTAATGCTCCGCGATCTCCCGCCGCTTGCGTTCCTTGGCCTCCTGGCGGGCCTTGTCGATGCTGGTCCCATGCACCTCCACACCGTGGCGCGTGAGCAGTGCCGGCCAGAGCGTGACGGCCGCCGTGAGGCTCTCCTTAAAAACCGCCTGGTGGAGTGTGCAGCCCCATTCGGCGCGGAAGGTCTCGATCAGGATAAGCAGCCAGCCGGGGCCGTTCTGGCGGTCGAGATCCAGCGCCAGTGTCTGAAGCTGTTCGGCCATCTGGTCTTGCGACTGCGCCTTCTTCAGGCGCTGGGCGCGTTTCCCGCGTCATCGGGGCTGAGCTTGTCACTCTCCTCCTTGATCCACGCGGCCACTTTGGCGAGATCCGCCATCGTGAGGTGCATGGCGAACTCGATCACCGTCTTTTCAAACAAGGCCCCTTCGTCATCCGCCTGGATGATCTGCCAGGCCAGTTCGGGATTCTTCAAGAGGAAGGCCAGCGCCCCCATGCTGCCCATCGGGCTGCCGAGAGACTGCCGCTTCTCCGCCAGCTCGCTCACGCGATGCAGCATGAGCTGATAGGCCGCATGAATGGGCGGAAACACGATGCCAGCGATGACACGGCCGCCGCTGGCGGCATCCAGCAGGCTGGCGGATTCTTCAGCAGAGAGGCCTTTGGCAGCGGCCTCCTTTTCGGCCTTCACGCCCGCGAGAAAGACGAGCTGATTGGCCTGGAGTTCGGTGAGGGTGGGTTTCATGGAATGACGAATGATGAATGACGAGTGATGAATCATTGAGGCTTATCTTGCTCGCGGCGATGCAGCTCCATGGCTTTGATGCTCTCCTGGCTCTTGAGCCGCCCGCGCTGATGGACGTAGAGCAGGCCTAGCAGCGTCACGCCGCCAGCGGCCCACGTCACACTGGTGAGCGAAAGAGCTGCCTGAGCGGTGAGTAAAAGACCACCGATGATGACCACCCAAAATTCAGTGGTGGAAACGCCGGGCTTGAGGGGAGGGGTGGGGAGGTTCATCGCAATGACGAATGAGGAATGGTGAATGATGAAATCAGTAACCTGCTGGAATGCCTGCGGCCGTGTTTTTGCCACTGCCAATCATCGAGCGCTTTTGAGCGTAAGCCTGAAGGCAGCTTCGCGCATGAGCCCGCAGCCTGGCCTCTGTGCTGTGGCGATGCGCGGCGGCTTCGCGTTGGGCTTGATAGCGTGCCTCTGCGGCATTTGATTGCGCGTAATGCCACGAGCCCAAGAGCTGCTTCAGATGCCGGAAGGCGGCGGCTGGCGAGCTAAAACGGATGCCCGCCATGAGGCGGTTGATGCGAGAGAGGAGTTTGAGGAGGTTCATGGTCTTTGCTGGTTTCGGCGGAGCGGTCTCGCTCGCTGAATGCGGCCCCGTGTTGCCTCGGGGCCGTGGTTCAGCGGGCGGCGGCCCCTACTTGCCGGAAGGGACCGCCAGAGGGCCGTTGAAGTGCTCCACGGCGGCATTCACAGCCTCGCTGGCAACTCGCAGGGCGGTGGCCTGCGCCTCGGGAGAATCAAACGGCGTCTCGGTGATCAGCATCTTGGCGGCGTCTCCCGCGGCCAGGACGGTGAGCGCTGCCAGCGGCTTGTTCTGCTCGCCCAGATTGGTGGCGATGGTGTCAGAGACCGTGCTCACGACTTGAAAGCCGAGCTGCTTGCCCGCGCTCTTCACATCCACCTTTTGACCACTGGCCTTTTGCAGCGCCAGATCAATGCTGGCACGGGCGATCATCGCGCCGGTGTCGATGGCGTTCTGTTTGGTGAAGGCTCCACAGGCCGCCAGCATGAGGCAGCAGAGTGCGGAGAAGAGAGAACGGAGAGTGAAGGGTGTTTTCATGATGCTTTGATTTTTCATCTTTAATCTTTGATCTTTGGGCTTTAAGCCGCCGTGGCGTTCACGGTGCTGCTCCATTCACCGGAGCCGTCCGCGTTCACGGCACGCACGCGGTAGTGGCGTGTCTGCCCGGTGGTCACGGTGTGCGTGTAGGTGCTGCTGGATGGCGTGGCCACCTGCGTCCACGTCACGCCGGCATCGCTGCTGGCCTGGACGATGTAGCTGGTGGCATCGGTGACATCCGGCCAGTCGATCACGATCTGGCCGCTGCCCGCCGTGGCGGTCGCGACGGGAATGCCGATGTCCAGCAGGTAGCGCAGGCCCGTGGCGGTATCGAGCCGGAAAGCCGGTGCGTTGAGCAGCGCGTCCCACATCTTCACCGGGATGCTCATCGTGCGCTCTTTGCCGTCGTCATACTTGATGTCGATGCCAGGCATCACGCGGGCCGTGACGTTCACCACGGGGAGAGCGATGAGCGTGTACAGCCGCGGCGGGGTCACCGTGGCGTCAAACATCACTTCCAGCGTGGCCTCGAAGCCGGGCTTCTTGATGATGTGAGCGCGGAGACTGCCTGCGCCGTTGCTCAGTTCCTCTTCGTCGCCATTGCGCTTCACGCTCATGGATTTCACCTTGCCGAAATCATCGCCCAGAATGGCGGTGCCAATCACAGCTTCGGCATCGCCAAGCAAAAGAACGTCATCGGGGCGGTAGGTGGCGGAGATGTCAGACATGGTGAGGCAGAGCTAAGAGCGGAGGGTGGGGAGCGGAGGGCGGGGAGCGTCACTTGCGCGGCTCACTCGCCGAAGTCGAAGATGACCGCCGCACGTTCGGCGGTGATGAGGCCTTTGGAGACCAGCAGCAGGCGGCCTTGCTCCAGCCGCGGATCGGTCGAGATCACGCGGTCCGAGATGGCGAAGAGGAAGCGGAACACCCGCACCTGCGGATCATCGCTGAGGATCACATCCGCCTGCTCTTCAGGCGTGAAGCGGGAGAGGAATTGCAGCGGCGTGAAGCTTCTCATGGCGGTCAGAAGGAGGGGTAAGGCATGTTGGAATTGCCGCCGTAATCGGAGGCCACGTTGGTCACCTGGCTGCTGTCAGAGAGGTTTGAACCGCCCCAGTAGAGCTGGTCACAAATCACCGCCCCGGCGTGAGAGTGGAGCATTAGCACCTCACCAGTTGCGCCTGCGTTTCCAGGCGTTCCGGGACTTCCGTCATAGCCTCCATTGGTGGTGTCGCCAGCTCCGCCGGCTCCAGCCGCCCCACCCTCGCCGTAAAGGCTCTCAATGGTGTCGAAGCGTGAATTGATGAGTGTGATGCGCCCGCCGGTTCCGCCGTTGCCTCCGGTCCCGCCGTTGCCGCCAGAGGCACCGGTGTTCATAGGGTTGGCATTACCTCCTTGCCCGCCGTCACCGCCTTGCCCGCCTTGGGAGACGACGGTGCTGCCGCAACAATCCACAAGCGTGATGTCGGGTCCGTTATCCCCGTTACCGCCTGTGTCGCCGCTTTGCTCTTCAGCGGCTTGTGATGGCGTGCTTCCAGTTGCTCCCAGCCCATACACGGACAAGCGAATGCTTTTGCCGACACACCGTATCGTCAAGCTGCGGTTGGTCTGGATGAGCAGGGCGGTTGCCGCCTCCCCCTGACCTTTGAGCGTGACGTTTGGCCACGCATTCAAGTTCGCGTGAAAGGCCCAGAATTCCCCCACGCCGATGACCACGGTGAAAGCAGTGCTGCCAAACGACGCCACCCCCGTCTGAAGTGCCTTGTCCACGGTCGCAAACGGCGCTCCCGCGCTGCCGTTGCCCGTCGTGTCATTGCCGGCCGTCGTCACATGCAGCACCTTCGGTGTCGTGATGCTACCGCCCCCGGCGGGTGTGTCGAAGGTCAAAGAGCCATCGCTGGCGATGCCCGTCACATACTGCCCCGCGCTGCCTGCATTGCGCTTCACGCCACCCATCACGGTCGCCGTGGGCGTTGGCAGCGCATAGTTGTTCGCGTTCACGGCGATGCCATCCAGCTTGCTCTTGTCAGAGGCGGACATGAAGCCCGCCGCGCCGGTGGAGGCATTGCTGTGCGAGTGCGAGACATCAGCCTTCGCCAGCGCCACGGCCTCCAGCTCCGCCTGCGTCGCCATATCGACCGCAAAGCCAGGGTTGGGATAGTTGCCGCTGAGCACGCCGCCAGCGCCGCCGGTAGGCGGGCGAGCGTTCGTCACGCTGGGATCTGTCTTGTCCAGCTTGGCATCCAGAGCGGCCTGCGTCACGCTGGAGATGGGCTTGCTGGCATCGCTCGTGTTGTCCACGTTCCCTAGGCCCACCTGGCTCTTGGTGACGTTGTGCGGGTTGTTCGTGTCCGCCAGATGATCGTCCAGCTCGCTCTGTGGCGCGGTGCCCTCTGCCAACTGATACAGCTCCACGAAGTTGCCATTGCACTTGTCCAGCGCGGTGCGCAGCCCATCCCCGGTGCCGTCACCGGGTGTCGTGCCGAGGTTGATGTTTTGGCGTGCCATTACGCTGCCTCCTCCCGCCATGCCAGGTTGAGCGTGATGATGCTGCCGGAGATGACCGCGCCATTGGCACGCACCGCCAGGCCCTCACTGGGCCGCAGGATGAGAGGGGCGTTTTCGAGCGCGGGGTTGATCACCACATCCGCTGCGCTGCTGGCATGTCCGGACAAGAGCAGCACATCACCAAAGGTCACGCCGGTGGTTGTCACGCCATTGCCGCTGTTGTGCCGGGCATCGACGCCAGCGGCCGTCGCGTTGCTGCTGTCCCGCTTGGCAGGCGTCACCGCCGTGCCGCCCGTGGGCGTGGCGCCAGTGAAGCGCTGGAGGCTGTAAAGGCTGCGCGTGGCGGCGGGTGTGCCGGTGAAGCTCAGCAGCATCAGCAGGCTGTGCAGGCGCATCACATTGGTGCCCGTGTTCTTCAGCGTGAAGTAGCTCGTGCCGTCCGTGAGCGTCGCGGCGGTGATGTTCAGCGCCAAGCTGTATTCCGTTTCCGGCATGCCATCGAGCACCACGCGCCCGATGCGGCTCGCGCCGGCGGCCAGGGCGGGCAGGCTCGTGACCTGCGTCTTTTGGTCCCCGCTCGTGAGCGTGGCATCCAGTGCCGGCAGGATCTCTGCGCCGGCGCTGGTCGAGGGCACCGTGCGGGAAAGCAGCTTCGTGTTTCCATCCTCGGTGATGGAATGCGCGGCGATGAGGGCTCCAGTGCCTGGAGTGACAGCGAGTGAGCTGGTGGGCATGCCTCAACGCATGGCGCATAGCACATGGCGGATGGAGCCTTGACGCGTCTCTTGCTGCTAGGCCGCCAGCGGGAAGCCGCCGAAGAAGCCGCCGCACACCGGCGGTGGCTCCGCGGGCTCCGGCAGCAGCGTGATCGAGCCATCCGCCGGATCGAGCAGGTAGCCCACGGCATTCAGCATGTTGTCCCATTGAGCACAAGGGATGGAGAGGATGCGCTCCGTGCCGTCATTCCATTCCACGCTCGCGCCATCCATCACGCGGCCCATCACGCCGATGAGCGGCAGCTCGATCTCCGCCAGCAGGCCGGGTGCCTCCACATCGGCATCGAAGAGCACTTCAAACTGGCAGATCCAGCCGGGATTGTTGATCAGCAGGATGCGCAGCCGTTCCGCCTGGTCTTTGAACTCCACCCGCTCCCCGGTGCGCGTGAGGAAGCACCGGCGGATGATGCCGAAGGCATTCCCCAGCATGGCCGTCCCCAGCACAGGCTGGGCCTCTCCGAGAAGGAGCATGTCATGCGGCTGGAGCGTGTCGGCGATTGTTCTCATGCGGTCAGTTCCACGGTGGTGATGCGTTCCGCCGTGAATTTGATCTCCCACTCCGTGGCGATCTGCCGGGTGGGAAAGGACGGATCATTCAGCCAGTAGGCGCTGCGGCGCTTCAGCGGATCGGCGTGGATGTCCTTGTTTGTCCAGCGCACGGCGCGGAGCCATTGGCACACGCGTGTGACCTGCTGCATCAGCGGCGCGTTGTCGAGGCTGGCCGTCTCGCTGTCCACCGTGGGCAGCTCGCTGTCTGCCGTGGTGGCAGCGAGCGCGGAAGGCCGCTGCACCGTGATGGCATCTCCCGGCTTCACGCCCAGGTTCTGGCCGCCCTGCTGCACGATCACCAGCAGGCGCATGGTCGTCTCCGCGCGGTTCTCCGTGTCATCCTCACGCTGCCATTGCTGGATGACGCGCCAGCGGCCAGGGCTGCCGCTCAGCAGGCTCAACGTGTGCGCCACTGTCTCCGACTCCGCGAACACCCCGCCGCGTGCCTCCACGCGCGTGCGCAGAAAGGCCGCGAGAGAATTGAAAAGGCGTTCGGAAGTCATGGATGTTGCGTGCGTTGATCTGGGCCGATGAGACGGTTGAGGCGGGATTGGAGGCCATCTTCCGGGTTGCTGTGGCCGATGTGCCAGAAGCCGCATTTCCGGCAGCGGTAGGCCTTCATGCCCGGCTCTTTGAGCTTCTTGATGTGAATCTCAGCGCCCCACTTCAGCCATCCCGCTTCGTCTTCATGGCATCAAGGGCGCAGAGCGCGGGCCTGGGCGAGGGTGACTTGGCGCACGCCCGGCTTCACTGGCGTGTCCGTGCTGCGCACGGGCTTCTTCATCGCTGCCGCGGCCTCAGCGGGCGCGTCTTCAGCGGTTTGGGGCTTTGTCTTCTTGGTGGGTGGCGTGGGCTTCGTGTCCATGCGCCACTCGTGCTCCGCATCCGCGTCCATCTCCGCCGCTGCCTCGTCTCTTGCGCGGCTACTTCTTGCCTTTCCCCTCCAGCGCGATGTCCGCCTTCGTGCCGACGACACCGAGGGCGCGTTCAATCGTGAGCTGCCATTCCTCAAAGCGGCTCATCGCCTTGTCGAGCTTGTCCATGTTCTCCGTGTGCTGCTCCTGCTGCTGCTCCATCCAGCCTTCAAACCGCTTCTCAATGCGCGCATCGCTCTCCTGGTGTTCCTTGCGCGCCTTCTCCAGATCCGCCTTCGTCGCATACAGTTCATGCGCTGGCGGCGTGGCCCGCGGGAAGAGCCTGTCCCAAAGCGCCAGCCCTTGATTGAACAAGCCCACAATGCCGAACACACCGGCGACAATCCACCCCAGTGAGACGTAAGACGTGGGCTCAGGCAGTTCGTTGGCGGCGAGGATGAGAGAAAGCATCACGCGCCTGTTACGCGCCCTCGTGCTCGTGCTCGTCCTCGTCCTCGGCTCTTGCGGGGCGCGCTCGCGGACCTCACCTAGGGCCTTTTGGATCAAGCGAGGCTGGGGGATAAAAACCCAGAACGATCAAGAGCATGTAGATCGCCAGATTTGCCGCATCTCCCGTCGTGATTGGCGCGCTGGAGCGCGAGAGCTGCATGAGTTGATACATTCCATACAGCAGCCCCGCCATGACGATCACCAGCCGAGAGATCAGCCACCAGCCCTCCCATCCGATTCTTCGCCACCACACTTTGGGAGCTTGGCTGTTGATCGCCTCCGACTTCTGGAATGGCTTGATGCACGTCGTGATGGCCTCGATCATCTTGGCGGCACCTACCAGCACAGCGGCGAGCGCGGTCATGTTTTGGGCGAATTCAGTCATGGGGCAGATGTTGTTTGGCTGGTTGATGCTTCGCGCGTTGTGGCCGCACGGGATTAAACTTTTGGCCCTCGCATCGCCACCATCAGCGCCGCGCCGATGACGACGAGCGGCGGGATGACCAGCCACATCCACCACGGCATGTCCGCCTCCGGTGGTCGCGCTTTGGCGGCGAGGATGAGCAGCGGGGGCATCATGGCTTTGCTTCCACGGCGCTCACGCGGCCGTTTTCAAAACGTGCTCGGAAGGCCCTCCACTCTGCCCAGCCGCTTGCCTTGTCCTTGGTGGCAGGCTCGCCATGCTGGGCAGTGACCTCCGCAAAGGTTGTGCCGGCTGCGGGCAGATCCACAGATGGCTTCACAGCTTCGATGACTGGCGCTGGCGCTGAAGTGGGTTTTCCCTTCGCACGTGAGATCTCCGCCTGGATCTCATCGAGACTGCGGATGTCGAGGCCGGGGATGAGCTGCTTCGCAAACACAAAGACGGCTCCAAAGCAAAGCACGATGGCTGCCACCACGGCCAGGGCGGCAAAGAGCTGCTGCTCCCCGCTCGCGCGTGGCGTGATCTTCTTGCCAGAGACCGCGCTCAGCATCTCCGCATGGCGGCGCTCTGCCGTGTCGGAATGCAGCACCCACAACGCATGCGCGATGCCCAGCACGCCAAGGCCGAAGATCGTGAGAAACACATTCAGCACCGCGCTCATCGGGCGGCCAGTGAGCAGCACGGCCAGAGGCGGAAGGAAAAAAGCGCACAGGGTTTTCATGCGATCAAAGCCCTTTCAGTTTTTCGCGGGCCGCTTGCTCAGCGGCGGCCTTTTTAGCCTCCTGTCTCTTTTCAGTGGCAGCTTGGTCGCGCCGCAGTCTTTCCGCTGTGCTGATGACGATGTTTCGGGTGAAGGAAAAATACATCATCACCGCGCCGTCGCCGCCATCCCAGGCGTCATGAATCAGATGCAGTCGAGGCCGCCACTGTTTGCCGTTGATCTCTTGGAGTTGTGTCAGCTCGGCATCCGTGAAGCGTTCACTCGTAGCCTCTCCTCCCGAATTGATTTTGAAGTATTCGATCTGCTCGCATGTCGCGTCATGAAAGGCGGCGACAATCGCGATCCCTTGCTTGTGCCAGGACATCACGCGACCATCTGCGGACTTCTTCAGCGGCTCGCCGTAGCGTGCCACGCATTGATCTAGCGTCTCATTCAGCCGCGCGAAAGCATTGCCACACAAAACGAGAGTGATGAGCGTGATGATCGTCTTCATGATTGGAGTTCTTCGAGTTTGAGTGCGCGGTATTGATCCAGGGCAGAATGAAGCCCAGCGACAGCCCAATCAAGAGCCTGCGGTGTGTTGATGTGCTCAAACTGAGTCAGTAAAAACTGGCATGTTGAAAGCATGGCTCGGCTTGTCTGCGGCTGGGGATTTGGGCCTGTGCTTGAACCGCTACCAGTCGGCGCGGCAATTCGGGATGTGATCTTGTAGAGCGCGGGTTCCTCACGCGTCACGTTTCCATCTCCCGTTAAAAGCCATTGAACAGATACGTTCAGAGTTTTGGCCAGCTTCGACAGGTTCTCCGGGTCCGGTATCACACCACCAAGCCAACGGCTCAAGGCGGGCGGCTGCGTGTCCATGCTTTTGGCGATGGCGGTTTTTGTGCGGCCGTCTTTTTCCACCGCTTCTGCCAAGCGTGAAGAAAAATGATGCTTTGCGTTAAATTGCTCTTGCGCGTCTGAACTCATGTGTTAAAACGGATTTATCGGGAAACGAACACTTCGGAAACGATCATGGCAAAACCACAACCCGCAACTCCAATCTACCACGGCCGGAAATGGCCTGTCGGCATCCACAACGCCGCGCGGCGGCTCGGCTGCTCTCCTGGGCATCTGTTTCATGTGCTCACAGGCCAGCGCCAGAGTCAGCGCATTCATGACGGCTACAACGCCCTCGTGGCAGAATTGAAAGGCGGTGCCTCATGAGCATCTCCGCCAATCTCTCCCTGCTGCTGCGCATTGGCGCTCGCCTGCTCACGAGCACGGTCATCTGCCCGGTGGATCACGAGATCCACGAAACCCTGTGGGGGAACCACTTCAGCCTCGCGGTCATGCACCAGCAACTCCGCATGACGTGGCGTGAGCGCTGGGAGGACGAGGACACCGCCACGAACGCCGCGCTCCTCGCCTGACCATCCACCGATTTCGCAGATTCCACCGAAACACCACCATGAACCGCACCCTCATCCCTCATCCTCGCTTCTCTCTCGCCACGCCCGTGATCACCGCGCGGGAAATGGCTCTCGCGGCCATCTGCGCGGGCCTCAAGAGCCAGCTTAATCAGCGATACATGCAGCTCCGCGCTCAAGCCGAGCAAATCGGCAATCTCGCCGGGCTCGTTGTCATGATGGGCGAGCACGCGGCAGCCCAAGCCGCCAAAATCACCGCCCTCGAAGAGCGCAATCGCCAGCTCACGAAGGCGCTGCACCGCCAGGCTACGGCGGGCTTTGTGGCGATGGACTATCTCGTGAGCGCTGCGCCGCTGCTCATGATTGCTGCGGCGGTGCCGGTGATTGGCTGGCGGGGCGCATTGTATGTCGTCGGCAGTCTCGGAATTGGCGCGGGCCTGATGCTCTACTTCGCCCGCCGGATCTGCGAGGCGTGGGATGATCATCGCACGCCGGTCGCGCCATCGGGTGCGCATTTGCCTGAGCCTAGCACTGATGCCCGCATCGACTACCCCGCCATTGGCGAGGCCTACGCCGACGAGAGCGAATTCGAGCCCTTCGAGCGGGTCATCCACCATCCCGAGGCCCAGGCCGCCCGCGCCCGCTTCGAGGCCACCGCCGCCGCCCTCCGCTGATCATCCCTTCTGACTCTCCGCCCTTAGCCCTCTGCCCTCCGCTCTATGTCCCGCGCCATCACCTGGATTTCCAAGTTCGACCTCAGCGTTCACGCCGCCGTCGCCCAAACCCCTGAAGACCGCGCCCTGGTCGAAATGCTCGTGGCGGACTTCACCGCCAAGCTCAAACGCGGCGTGAAGCCGGACCGCCTCATTCACGATCCGCTTCAAGTGAACGCCCAGAACGAAGTCGAGGACGGCCGCCACCGCCTGCTGGCCGCCCTGCGCATCGACAAGCTCGTCGAGCTGCCATGCGATGTCACCGATGGCAGCGATGCGGAAACGCTTGTCTGCGAAAAGCTCCTCCAGCGCCGCCACTACACCAAAAGCGCCCGCGCCTACGCCCTCCGCCACATGGCCGCGAAGGCCGCGCAAGCGGGCAAAGAGGCCAGCGCCAAAATGGGGGCGGATGCTCGCTGGAAAAATGCCATGCCGATTGAATCGGCTAGGCAAGAAATCACCCTCCAATCCCTCGCGGACAAGTCCCTCCTCTCGGTCGATTTGCTTCAGCAGGCCGTGAAGCTGGAGCGGGATTACATGAGCAAGGCGGACAAGCTCATTACGGACTGGCTCAACCTCAATCCCGATGATGCGGATGCCTGGCTCATCTTCCGGGATGCCAATGCCATGCTGGAGATGCCGTGGAGCGCGTGGCGTTCCCAGGCCCTCGCCATGCGGGGCGAGACGGATGACGCCAAGAGCCACAACATCATCCCGCGCCATTTCCGGGAGATCGAAGAGGACAAGATCTTCAACGGCCTCATTGACCCCTCCGGGGAGGATGACGACCGCCGCTCCTACTCGCTCGGGGCCGCGCTGAAGGCCATGGGCTCTTACTTCGCCACCGCCGGGCAGAAGCGCCCGGATACCACGCCGGAGAATCCCGCGCTGCATCTCACCCTCATCAACAAGGTGGGCAGCTTCTCCCGCACGATGTGGGCGAACTGGGATGAGATCGAAGCACCCGCCCGCCTGGAGGTGCTGCAAAACCTCACCCTCAGCATCTCCGGCGGCACCGATGCCGCCGGCCGCATCCACAAGCCATGGCCCGCGGATGTGCGCCAGGCGCTCCTTGTCGCGCTCAACCCGAAGAAGGCCTCAACCAACGCCTGACCCATTTCACGCAGCCCGCTCCGCCGCGTCACTCGCCACCATGTCCGCCACTCTCACCAGCACGCAACTCCACGAAGCCGCCCAGCTCCTCAAGCAAGGATGGAACCAGAAAGCCCTGGCCATCCGCTACGGAGTGAGCGCGCCGACGTTGAGCCGCGCGCTGGCCCGCCTGAGTGAGACTGGCGATGCCGCGGCCGCCACCACGCCGCGCTATGCCACCGGCCCGCGTGACGAGCACGAACTCACCCCGGCGGAGATCGCCGTCTTGAAGCTCGGCATGATCGAGAAGCGCTCCCGCCGCCTCGCTGCGGACATGCTCATGGCCTCCACCGAATGCCGGCCTGCCACCTATGAGCGCCTCGAAGCCGCCTTTGATGCCGCTGCACAAAAGCGCGCGGATGAGGTCTGGCCCCGCTGGTTTATGCGAGCCTGCATCGTCACCGATGAAGAGCGTGCCGCCTTCCGTGGTCCGAAGGCGCTGGCCGCTGTGGAGCCTGCCCGCCCGCGTGGCCTCTTCTATACCGATGAGCAGGGCCGCCAGCAGCCGCTCTTTGCGAATGCCTTGTGGGAGTTTGACGACGAATCGGAGAACACACCCTGGCTGGAGATGGATGAGCACGGCAAGGCCCGCGTGAACCGCCAGACGCTGAAGGCCATTGATGTCTATTCCTCCTTCTACCTCGGAATGCGCGCCGTGAGCCGTGACAGCGATGGCTACCGCATCGAAGACCAGGCGGATTTTCTCCTCGAACTCATCGACGCCCATGGCATGCCGCTGCGCTGCCGCATCGAGCGCGGGCCGTGGGACAATAACTTCTGGTTTGGCTCCCCGCTGCCCAAGGCCTGGTGGCACACGCCGGAGTGCGCGAATCTCCGCTGGGGTGGCATTGATGAAAAGGCCGGCGGCCCCATCGCCGTGATGCAGGCCTTCAAGAGTCGCCACAAAGGCACCGTCGAAGGCAGCTTCAATCATCGGCAGAACCTCGCCGCGCATGAGACGCTCGACATCGGCCGTGAGCGTGGCGAGCATGAAGCTGCCGCGCGCTGGCACCGCCTCGCCCTCAATGGCAACGAAGCCGCCATTGCCAAGTTCCCGAATGCCGCCGCGCGTGCGGACATCAGTGCGGAGGTGCTTCACCGCTTCAACAGCGAGGCCAAGCGCCGCCCGAATCTGTTCGGCTCCAAGAAGGTGGTCCCGGCGGAATTGTTCGCCACCGCCACGCGCCGGGATCTGCCGGCAGAGCACCGCTGGCGCTTCCTTCCCGTGAAGGCCGCTGTCACCGTGCGCAATGCGCACATCCAGCTCCGCGCCCGTGGCTATGATCTGCCCTTCCTCTTCACCGCTGAAGGCTTCGCGCCGCAGTGGGACTGGAATGCCTGGCTGCCGCATGGCTGGCGCATCCTGGCCGCCTTCCACCCGGCCCGCCCGGATCTCGGCTGCCACATCTTCAACGGGCTGCATCCTGACCATCCGCAGAACCCGCGCCGCTTCCCGCTTGGCATGCCGCTGGGCATCCTGAAGCACGCACCGCATGCGCCGATGTGGAATGACGCGCCGGAGACGGCAGACTTTGACGGCCGCCGCCGCACTCAGAGCGCCGTGCGTGCGGAGACCCGCATCATCAAGGCCGCCAAGAAGAGCGTGCGCGTCTCCACCGTCGTGCGTGCCGGCCAGGTGCGCAGCGCCCGCATGGGCAGCGCAGATCCGCTCATGCCGCTGCATCTCGACAGCGGCGCGCCGCCCGTGGCGGACATCGCGGCAACCTTTGGGGGCCGGGAGACTGGCCGCAGTGGGACTGATCACATCACGGGCAGTGGTGAACGGACCGCCCGCGGCGGTCTGGACCACGAAGCGCGGCCGAAGAACAGCGCCGGCCATCTCCCGCCCCCATCCCGCCGCGCCGCCGCGCTCGCCGCCCTCGAAGCGCTCGAAGCCGCTCAAACCTGACCGCCTCCTTTCTCATCCATGAACGCCGCCTCTCCCTCCCTCATCCGCGCCGCCCGCGCCAGCGCCCGCCAGCATCGCGATCACAACGCCAAGCGCCTCAAGCGCATCATCCTCAAGCTCATGACTCGCATTGAGGCCTGCGAGCATGAGCTGAGCCTCCTCAGCAAAGTGGAGCGTGATGTGATCGCCAATGGCACCAGCCCGGAGCTTTTCCAACTTCGCACAGAAACGCGATTTGACGGGGGGGTGCCAAAAACAGCCACCATCACACCCGAAAACGATCCTGGGGCCGCCAGCGCGATTCGCGGGGCCTCGCGGGTGCCTTCCAGCGAAGGCCATCAACCCCATCTCAGCCCTGGCGGTCCGCCCCCTGCCAATCTGCCCGCCTCTGGCGAGGTCTTTTAACCAGGAACCGAGAACCGCGAACCAAGAACTCATCTCCACCATGAACCTCCGCCAACTCCACCAACGCATGGGCCGCCTTTGGGCTGCCATTGAAGAAGTCTCCCGCCTGCTCGCTCTTGAGGAGGTGCTCGATTCACCGCGGCGCTTTGAAGTGCTGGCCGCCGCGCCCTATCTCCGCAGCCGCCTGCGCTGGCTACATACTCAATACTACGCGCTCGAAGCCTGTCTCCCCACACCGGAGACGCTCAGCGCCGCCGCGTATGGCCGCGCCCTCTCTCTGGGCCTGAGCGTCGAGGCTGCCGAGGCGGAACGCAGCAAGGCCTGGCATCACGCCAAGCAAGCCGCCCGCCTCCGCGCCGCCGCCTGATTTCACATCCCTCATCACCTCATCACCATGAAAGACCAAGCATCCACCCCACCGGACATGACCAAAGAGCAGGCCGCTGAGCTGAAGCAGCTCCGCCGCGCCATCACCAAAGTCGAAGGCGACATCAACCGCGAGGAGCGAAGCCTCCGCGCCAAGATCAACAAGATCGACCGCGCCATTGAAACCAACCGCGTCGTCATCCTGCGCCGCGCTCATCAGGAGATCAAAGCGCAGGCCGCCGCCTGGCTCCGCGAACAGAAGCCGCTGCGCACGCAGCTCGCACGCCTCACTGAAGGCCGCGCCCCCGCCTTCAAGACGCGGGACGCCATAGCCAAGCGCATCGCCATCCTCGAAGGCCGCCTGGCCTCGTGAGTCATCCCTCATCGCTCATCCCTCATCAAAACACGACCATGAAGACCAAGCCCGAAATCAAAGTCCCCACCGAGGCGGAAATCCCCGCGCTCACGGACCGCGTTGCTGAGATCAACGCGGAGATTGGAAAGCTCACCGCCGAAAAGAAAGGCATCGAAGCACGCCTGGAAGCCTACGCCCTCGCCCATCCTGAGCATCACGAGCCGCTGAAGGATGAGAAGCGCGAGGGCCGCCGCATGCTGCTCAGCGGCGCGCGCCACAAGCTGCCCATCGTGTTTGCCTCTGATCTCATCATTGGCAGCTTCCGCGATGGAAGCGAGAAGCACAAAGAGCTGCTGGCCCTGCTGTGCGAGGAGATGAGCGAGAGTGAGGCCCCGCGCGTGCTCAAGAAGTTCTTCGAGCCGCCCTCGAAGTGGGAGAACCTCTTCGACAACGGCGTGAAGTTCCGCGCCGCCTGCGGTGAGCGCCTGCCCAAGAGCATCGCGGCCAAGTTCATCACGGCCTGCACGCAGGCGGACAAGAGCGGCATCAAGAAGAGCACCATCAGCTTCGACTACAAGCAAGCCGCTCCGGCGGATGGACGGGAGGAAGCATGAGCGCTCCCAAGCCCATCACCATCCGCGTGAAGAAGGGAGATCCTTGCGTGGCTGTCGTCATCAAGGGACCGCAGGCCACGGCCTCATGCACCATGGGGGCCGTGGAGGCTGCGGTGAATTGCGCCGCGAAGTCCCTCCGCTGCTCCAAGGATCTCGTTCAAGTCGAGCACACAGAAGACGCGGCTGGCTTCTCCTTTTACAAGGCCAGCCTTCGCCCTGAGCCGGATCTCTTCAGCAAGACGGGAGGTGCCTCGTGAACGCACGCGTCATCACACTGCCGGCGGTTTCACAAGGTGCCACCACGGACGCCCTCACAGATCGCGTCAACGCCTGGGTGGGCCTCGCTCTGACCAAGGCCCGCGTGAAGCCCGTCGAAGGCACGGACAAGTTCACCGCCACGCTGCCGCCGTTCCGCAAGTTCTGCGGTTTGAGTGAGACGGAATCTGCCGCGCTCGATGACCTGCGGGACAAGCTCATTGAGCATGCCCGCACCGAACTCTGCGCCGGCCGGGAGCTGCACGCCTGGGAAAGCAGCGTGCCGGAGATCACACCGGAGATGAAGCGCCTCGTGCGCCTCACGAACCTCAAACACGAGCTCAAAACTCGCGCCGCGCAATGGGGCGGTGAGCGCCAGCTCCTGCCTGCTCACGCCGTGGAGCGCTGCCTGGCAGACATCGACGCGCTCGTGACCCGCCACGCCATGCAGATCCAGGGCGTCACGCCCCCCCCGCAAAACCTCAGCCTGAATCCTGAAGCAAAAACCTCCGACGCACCGAGCGGCGCGCCGGAGGCTCCATGAAGCCGCTCAAGCCCTCTAAACTCAAACGACCCGCCATGACTGCCACCGCCCCTCAAAACGAAACAGACCTCACAAGCCAGTTGCTCGCCGCCGCGCGCAACATTGAAACTTACCGCGCCGATCTCGGCACCACGAAGGCCGCCCTTCTCCGCCAATACCCGGAGCTGGGCACGGACCGCACTTACAACAAGATCACCGGCGGAGACCTGGCCCAGCTCGATGTCGAGAAATGGCGTGATTCGTATGAGCACGTCTGGCGGCAGATCAAAGACGCCGGAGAGACGGCGGATGACAGCCTCATCCCCACACTCACCGGCCCGGTGGAGCTGTGCCGCTCGTATCTGGAGACGCGCCTCACGAAGGGCAATGACCGCTTCATTCTCATCCAGGGGGAAAGCGGCGTGGGCAAGACCAGCGCCATCCAGGTCATGCTGGGGAAGCCTTACGGCGGTCTCATGCTCATCATCGAAGCGCTGGACGTGTGGAAGAAAGAGAACCGCAACACGGCCGTGCCGATGCTCCGCGCCATCGCGGAAGAGCTGGGCATCAAAGACCTGCCGGGCCGCCGTGATGCGCTCATGAAGGAGGTCATCAACAAACTGAAGGCACAGCGCCGCTGCCTCGTGATCGAAGAGGCTCATCACCTCTGCCCGCAGGGCCTCAACACGCTCAAGGCCATCATCAACCTCACGCCCACGATCATCGTGGCCACGGCCATCCCGCAGCTTTGGGACCGCCTCACCAGCTCGCGGGAGACTTACATGGAAGTAAAGCAGCTCATCGGGAACCGCCTCGCGGAGCGCATCCAGCTCGTGCTCTCCACGGAAGACATCCGAGCCTTCCTGCTGGCCCGCAACGTCATCCTTACCGATGCGGAGATGGATGCCGTGACCACGCAGCTCCGCAGTGCTGCCAGCGGCAATGGCTGCATGAAATTCGTCGCCAAAGCCACCGCCCGCTTCCTCCGCGAAGTCGGCAAAGGCGAGGGCTCCAGCAAGGAAACCTTCCTCAACGCCATCGCCCAGGAAAAGAAGCGCCGCTGATCACCTCCAACCCTCACACCATCATGGCCACCCACCAAACCGACTACACCACACCCGTGCGCGGCGTGCGCTCCTACAAAGGGGGCGCATGGTGCGCCATCATCACGCGCTCCACGCCAGAAGGGGTGAAGAGCTATTACCGCGGCGGCCTCCGCTCATTGGAGGCCGCCATCCAGGCCCATGCGGAGCTGGAGGCCGCCTATCCCAAGCGCAAACCCGGCCGCAAGCCCGGCTGCCAGCGCTGATCACTCATCCCTTCGCCTCATCTCGTCATGATGTCCCCCGCTCAACTCAAACAGCTCGGCATCGCCGCCAGCGCGGCGGTGAAGCATCAGCGCATGGTGAAGGCGCTGAGCGCGGAGACCATGCCGCCGGATCTGCGCACGGCCAGCGCCTCCGCGCAAAACGAGTTCTGGCGTCACCAGCAGGTGGCGCTTGTCACGCAGCGCGTGTGCTCGTTCAAAGAGATGACGCAGGCCGAATACAATCCCGTCATGCAACACTTCGAGGCGCTGGCCGGGCCGTTCTGGAAAGGCCGCGCCGTGAAGCGCACGGTGAAGGTCATCGACGGCGCGGATTGTGATCGTGCTCCCGGCTGCGAGTATGTGCGGGACATGCGCCATTGGATGAGCAAGGCCGGGCTGCATGAATCCTACTGCCTGCCCATCATGAAGCGCTGGCAGGCCACGGAGATCCGCGCCCTGCGCACCTGGCAGCTCAAAGAGCTTCACGACACCGTGGTGAACCGCTGCCGCGCCAAGCTGGGCCTGGGCGATGCCGCGAACCGGAACAAGAAGCAGCGCGCGGAGCGCAAGGCGCAGAGCGCAGAGCCTCAGAAGGCAGAGCCGCAGAGCCTCACAGCCTCAGCGCCCGCCAAAGCCCGCGAATACATCCTCAAGCCCCGCTCTCCACGCCCGGCCAACTACGTCCCGAATCCCGAGATCGAACCGTTTTAATGCCATGAATGAGACACTGACCATCAAGCTAGCTTTTAATCCCGGCGCTTCTCACAACGAAGTCATTCGTAACATCTTCAGCAATGAAACATGCGCCAAGCTGTGGACGCTCTGGAAGCGCGGACACCTTGTCTCCCAGTTTTTTAATGAGCTGTGCATTTCAATCGCTTCAAACATCGAGGCGGCAAAGCCACAAAATGCGCAAGAGCTACGCCGGTGTTTTGGATACTTGAGCCAGACAGACTTCACTGATCGCTGTGTTGACTCGTTCCTGGTCGATCACGCTTGCTATTTTCTGCCCGGATGCCCGCCGCTGATCATCAAATCCGATGACGGCGCAGAGTGGGTCAACACTGCCGGGAGCACGCAGCCGCTCTGATCACCTTCATCATTCGTCATTCATCATTCGTCATTGCCATGCCCTCTCCCACTGAAGACACCTTCCCGCGCCCCGTGTGGCAGCTCACCGTGCATCCGAAGATGATCGGCCTGCGCCGGCCGGTGCCGATGGAGAAGATCCCCGGCCTGGGGCTTTTCCGCTGGCACGATCGGGAGGATGGCACCTTCGAGCCGCGCGTGGAGCTGCATGATGCCTGGCTGCGCATTGGCGATGTCGAGAACCTGCCCCTGGGCGGTCTCACCACCGAAGTCACCCGCAAGCTCATCCATGGCGGCTTCATCTACGCATGCAGCCCCGCGCCTTCTTTGACGCTCGTCAACATCAGCGATCTGCTGCGCCATCGTGAGGAGGCCAGCGAAGATCCACACTGGTGGACGGCGGAGCGCCTGCGCCGCTACAAAGAGGGCGATGAACCGCGCGAGTGGCCCATGGAGCGCCGCGCCACGCTGCCGGCAGACAAGGGCAAGGTCCGCGCCATCGGCATCTTCGAGATCACCGCCACACGCCGCGGGGAAGTGGTGGATCTGAGCGCGGAGTATCGCATCCGGGAAAGCTGGATGCGCATCTCCGAAGTCGAGCGCCTGCCCCTGGGCATCAGCGCGGAGGTGATGTTCCGCCTCATTCGTTCCAGCTTCGTGCTCGGCACCGTGGCCGCGCCCGCCTCCACGTTCATCGACGTGTGGGATCTCCTCCGCCACTACGAAGCCACCAGCGGCGCAAACGCCGCCGAATTCTGGACCAGCGAACGCCGCCAGCGCTACGCCGAGGCCGGCAGCATGCGCAGCGCGGAGGAGTTCTGAGGCAGAGAGCGAAGAGCGAAGAGCAGAGAGCGAAGAGCCGCAGAAGTCAGAAGTCAGTCAGGTCAATCAAGTCACCCACACACCATCATGAAAATCACCGCCATCATCGCCGACGACCGCTGCCCGCAAGGCTGGCCGGAGTGTTACACCGCCACGAAGTGGGACGCGAGTCCCGCTGATCAGCGCAATCAAGTCGAGCGCATCGTTCACGGCTTCAATGCCACGCTCATGGCGCACGAGCTGCCGCGCCGCCTGCTCAGCATCACCAGCGAGGAGATCGACGAGGCCGATGCCTTCAACATGGGCATGGATGCCTACTATAAAGGGCAGGACATCGACGCGGACAACTACTGGCCCGCGCATCACGCCAACCATCAGCACTGGCGTGATGGCTACGAAGAAGGCCGCGCCATCGACGAAGACGGTGATGATGAAGAGGAGGGTGAAGGCGATGAGTGAGCCATCTCATCATCACCCGCGTGTGGCTGAGCGTTGGGCATCACCCGCCAAGAAGAAGGCCTCCAAACGCCCCAATTACAAAGTGGTCATCACCATCGAAGATCGCGGCGGGGATAAAGTCCACTGCGCCATGACCTTCAATCCTGCCGTGCCCGGCCACGAGCCCGCGAGCACGCCAGCCCTTCACCTCGCCAACGCCTGCATGGCCGTCATCGGCAATGCCACGGAACGCTAAACACATCCCACGACCATGACACAAGCCGAATACGATCAATGCCAGCAGCACGCGCTGGAGCTGGTGGACTGGCTCTTCACGAAGACGGATCAAAGCCATCAGCAGCTTCTGATTCTGGGCCGCGCTTTTGCGCTCAGCACCGCCAGCAGCCTCAAAGAGGGCGTGAACTGGCCCAAGGCCAAAAAGAACGTCCTCGCCGCCCTGGGGCATGAGATGGACTCCGCAAAGGCCTACATCGCCAAGCACCCGCTGGGCTCCGCCAAGCGCTAAACTCTACGCCCTCCGCTCTTCGCTCTCCGCCCATGTCCTTCGACGACACATCTCTGCACCGCGTGTCAGATCACGCCATCCTCGCCAGCGTGGTGGTCACGGCGAGCGTGAAGCTGCGCCGCAAGATGGACCGGGGCGATGCGAAGCGCACGCGCGTCTATGTGCTGCCGCTCACGATGGATGCCGTGGGCTCGAAGGGCCTGCATGAGCTTCCTGGTGAGATGGCCCGCCTAGGCGGTGACATCGTGGCGAAGGTGCAAAGCTGGGAAGGCGGCCCTCGCACCCCCGGCCGGCCGATCACGGACCCGCTCGACACGCTCACTCAACAGCAAGCCGCCGCCAGCATCACGCCCATCAAGCAAGCCATCCTGGATGCGGGGAAAGGAGTCGCGCCATGATCAACCTGGCCCGCTACTTCAAACCGTTCTGCCTGCATGGCGAGACCGATGCAGCGGATGGCACCTGCTCAAACATGAGGCAGCCTGGAAGCGCTTTTTGCGCAGAGCATCAGCCGACTGTGCGGCCTCACTGCGGCACGCACGCGTTTGGTGATCACCTCCAGCGCTTCCGCGTGGTCTCTCGCAAAGGCATCCATCCCGATGAGGAAACGTGGGTCTGTGAAGACTGTCTCCGCGATGATGCCCCTAACTTTTACTTCATTCCGCTGCCCGCATGAACTCAGATCTCGTCATCATCTGCGGCCCGTCCATCGGCAAAACCACGCGCATCATGCAGACGCTGGCACTGTGCCAGATCGCCATCGCCACGAAGGTGGAAGGCATGAAGCCCATCTTTGATGATCTGACTGAAGCGGCCCGCGAGCAGGAGCACTTTGCCGAGAGCTTGAGGAATGAGATCGCCCTCAGCAAGGCCAGCACGGAAGCCAATCTCCAACAGGAATTCTTCCGGCGTGAGTCCGCCTACGAGCGCCGCAATCGAAACGCGCCCTGGTATCGCCGCTTCGACCGCAAACGCCGCCGCTGACCGCGCTGACCTGACTGACACCGCTGACCTTTGATCACCATGTCTCCCACAACTTCACTCTTTCACGTTCAACTGCTCGACACCACTGGCAACCCTGCGCAGAGCTTTGATCTGCATGCGGCGGATGTCACTGATGCCATCGCCAACGCGGGCCTCAGCCTGCGCATACCGCATCTGATGGACACTGCGGCCGCCGTGCTCATCACCGGCCCCGGCATCGAAGGCCATGAAGCCTATGACGCGGAGCTGAAGGCCATCAAGCTCACGCGCTAATCTCTCCTCCCATGTTCACTTTCTCCCCATTGCCACACGAGGAAGCCGCCCGCCGCATCGCGGAGCTGCCGCTCGTGTCCCGCGAGGTGATGGATGAGATGCTCCCGGAGCTGAAGGCCTACGCTTTCACGATCACGGGCCTCGATGTCGGAGACCAGATGGCGAAGGTGCGTGACACGCTCGCCGCGGTGCCCAAGGGGGGGAAGAACTGGGACAAGGCCCGCGCGGAGATCGCCGCGGAGCTGGTGGATGACCTGGGCGGCAAGGCCAGCGAGCGCCGCGCGGAGCTGCTGCTGCGCACGCATGTGTTTCGTGGCTACGCCGCCAGCCGTTACCGCCGCCTCATGCAGCAGGTGGATGTTTTCCCCTTCTGGCAATACAAGACGCATGGAGATGGCCGCGTGAGGCCCTCTCATGCCGCGCTCAACGGGAAGATCTTCCCCGCCGGGCATCAGATCTGGCAGCGCATCTTTCCGCCCCATGACTGGGGTTGTAGGTGCATCGTCGTGCCGCTCACACGCGGCGCGGCAGAGCGCACAATGGAGCGGGCCGCGAAGAGCGAAGAGCAAAGCGCGGAGGGTGGCAACCTGCTGGAATCCCAAATCGTGAAGCCGGAGATGTTCACCGAGCGCGAGGCTGATCTCATCGCGAAGAATCGCCGCCTGCCGGGTGGTATCTCGCTGGAGCCTTCACCCACATGGGCGCAGAGCCCGTGGACCGTGCCAGGCAACATCCAGCATGATTGGAAGCTCATCAAAGAGCGCTATTCTGACCAGCCGGAAGTGCTCGCCGCGTTTGAGAAGTGGGCGGCCAAGACGGCGATCAAACCCGGCGTCACGGTGAGCGCATGGATTGGTGAAGGCCCGGCCATTCTCCGCCAAGCGATGCGGAAAAAGAGCCGCTTCGGTTTCGATGTGGAGTTTGATGAGGGCGAGGAGCAATCCCTCATTCAGACCATGACGGGAGCGGGCATTCAGCGGCACGGTGCGGAGATCCAGCCGCCGCCCGCGCCCGTGGTGGAAAAAGCGCAGGCGTTTGAAGCGGAGGTGGCCGCTTCTCCCGTGGAGCATGCCGCCGCTTGGGATGCAGAGGGAGAGCTGCGGGAGCGGCGCACCGCCCGCCGCCGCAGCCGCGTGAGCCTGCTCACAGAATCCATCCGCGGCGGCTACACCAGCCACAATCACCCGGCGGGCGGCCCTCCCAGCTTGGGGGATGTGAACGCCCTCTTGATTGCCCGCCCGCTGGAGATGCGCATTGTGACGCGGCAGTGGCTTTACCGCCTCACGCCCGGCCCACGCCCGGTGCTGGACTATGAGCGCCTCCCCGGCTTTGACCGCGCCTGGCAGGCGGCGGACATCGTGGCACAGCAAATCGAATCCTCCCAGGGCTGGACGCCTGAGCAGCGGGATCAAGCGGTGCAGCATGCCCTGCTCTCCTGGCTGGCAAAAACCGGTGTCATCCACTACGAACGCCTCCCCCGATGAAAAAGCCCGCGCCATCCACCCCCAAGCCCCGCCGCCTCGTCTTTGATGAGAAGGCGGAGACCGCCGCCCAGCGCCAGCGCCTCAAAGCACGCGCTGAGGAGCTGAAACGGCAGGGCGTCACCAGCCTGCCACTCAAACCCGTTGAACCATCCGCGCCATGAGACATGATCCTTCAATGCTTAAACCTGAAAAGAAGAATGACGAAAAACGCGCGGCTGAAAAAAAGCTGGGATCGCTCATTCATCTGCGGGTCCCTCACGGGCTCAAAGGTAGAGCGGTCAAATGGCGGGAGGCTGTGCCTCACCTTGGACGTTCGCAATATAGAATGACGCTGTGAGACGCATCTCGTATTCCAGCTTGGCCGACTCAAGGAGCACTTGGGCACGCGCCTCAAATGTCCCATCGTTGATCGCCGCAACCGCTGCACAGAGCAGCCCGTCCCACGCGCGCACGGCCAATGGTTGCTTGCCGTCCTCGTGCAGCCAGTTGTCACGTTGCCCCCAAATCTCACGAATGCGGGCGTAGTCATCGTAAAAATTGCGAACAAGACGGTGATCCGAACCGCTGACAGCGGCGGAGTCACAGCATGAGGCGATGTTGGTTGGCGCTGTCATCGGTCGGATACCTCGGTGTTCTGCTCCTTGCGGAGTCTTGCGGCCTTCCGCGCTTCCTGCATCGCTGCTTGTTGCTTCGGTGTGATCTTGCGGCGGCTTGCTTTGCCTCCTTTTGCGCCGATATCGGCGAGGTATTTCTTGAGTTCTTGTTCCATATCTTAGCTGAGGTATCCAAGGCCGAGAGCGTCTTCGCCTCCTTGGCCGTAGTATCTGCGAGGGTCGGCCATACACTTTTGCGCTTCGGCATCATCATTGAAGTGAACAATGAAGTGACTGTTATCATAGTTCCAGTAGCCAATTCGACCTCGTTCGTCGCGTATGATTGCGGGGCGGCGAGAGGGGTGGAAGAAGGCTTGGATGTGCTCAACAATGGCTAGAGAAACGGTGATGGATGTCATACGGCAATATGTATATCATAAGCGGCTTATGACGCAAGCGATAGTTGAAGATTTTCATCAACGGGGCAGAACACTGGAGGCAACGCGCCGGATGGCCCATTTGTGGAAGGTGCAAGAGGTCGAAGGCAATGTCAGTCTCAAGGTTTATCTGCTGGCCGCCGGACTGTGTTTGACGCCTCAACAGTGCATGCAGCTTGGGGCGCGGTGTAATTATCGAAGCAGGGTGATGGGCAGCGCGATCGGCAAGATGCAGCAGCGCCGGGGACGCACGGCCAAGTTGAGCGCTGGTCATTGCAGACACGGCTGGCACCTTGTTTCAACCTTCCCGCCAGACGCCATCGCAATCGAATTGAAGACGTTGGGATTTGCTCACCAGCAGCCATCTCCTGCCAAGCTACTGGCTGCCATGAAGCAAATGCTACCCCTCGGCCACAAGCTCAACCCCGCGGCGCCTGCTGTGGCGCTATACGCCTAAAATCCGCCGGGCGCTGGAGATACCAGCGCCCGGCTCCATCCCGCTCTTATGATTAAACTTAACAACATCCGCCAGAGGGCGGCTTTCACTCGCGCCACACGCACACGCATCTTGGAGGCTCTCGCGAAACCAGACCTTGAGGAACGCCGCAGAGCGGTCACGGTCATTGTTCTCGATGTGGTTGCCAAGCTCGGTGGAGACACACAGGCGGCTGAATGGGTGTTAGGCTTGGATTTTTGGGACGGCGGCGAGCAAGGCGCGGCATCTCCCTGTCTCCCGGTCCCCTCGTCTCCGAGTCTTCCGCCATGTCCGACTCCCTCACGCTCACGCTGAAGCTCGATGAGATCACGCCAAGCCTGGCGCGGTTGTCATCGGCCAAGACGAGAGAGCGGATCTTGCTGGGCATGGGGACGGCGCTGGAAGGCCTGGCTGTGCGGGCCTTTGATGAGCCGGGCCTCCGCCCCACGCCGTGGCCGGCACGGAAGCCGCGCAAGAAAGACGGCGGGCATCCGCTGCTGATCAAGAGCGGGGATCTGCGCCAGAGCATCCACACGCAGCAGCAGGGCAGTGATGCGGTGAAGGTGGGTAGCCCGAAGCCTTACGCGGCGGTGCAGCAGCTCGGCAGCAAAAGCGCCAAGGGGCGCGGCGGTGGCATTCCCGCCCGCCCGTTCTTTCCCGTGCTGGAGAACCAGCTCACGGGCAATGCCCAAGACGAGATCCGCGATGTCGTCGATGCGCTGATGGGGAAGGCCGCAGAGGGGAGCTAGACGGTGAGACTTTGAGACCATGAGACTTGGAGAGGATGAGCGGAACAGCCGCCGTCTCCCTGTCTCCATGTCTCCCCCTCTCCCAGTCTTGGCTGCATGGAACTCATCACCCTCAATGCTCCGCAGTTCGATCCCGCCCAGGGGGAGAAGGGCCTGCCGGAGAAGATCCTCGTGCTGGCCTGGGGTGATCACGACACGACGCAGGGCAAGGTGATCTGTGATGACGCCACCATGAAGCAGCTCACCGCCTACAATGCGGCCCAGAACTGGGACCGCATCGCCCTGGACTTCGAGCACAACAGCGTGCCCGGATCTCCGACCTACAAGGGCGAGCCCGTGAAGGTGGCCGGTTATGGCAAGCTCCAGCTCGTGCCGGGAGAGGGCATCTACCTGCTCATGACGAGCTGGACGCCAGAGGGCCGCGAGTATGCCGCGGGCGGCCACTACGGAGACCTCAGCCCCGTGGTGAAGTGCAATGAGCGCAACGAAGTCATCGGCCTGCATTCGGTGGCCCTCTGCCGGCATGGCGCAACTCCCGGACTGGTTTTTCTCAGCGCGGCTGCCGTGGAATACAAGAACCGCGCCAGAGCCCACGACCCAAGCCGCACGAAGCGCCTCTCCACCACTGCCACCATGAAACCCGAAGAACTCGTTTTGAAGCTCGCCGAAATCCTCGGCCTCCCCGCCACCGCCACGCCGGATGAAGTCCTGGCCGCGCTCACCACCAAGATGGGTGAGACGGAAAAGGAACTCTCCGCCATGAAGGAAAAAGAGAAGACCCTTTCCGCCGCCGGTGCCTCCAACGACGAGCTGAAGGCTCTCTCCGCTCAGATCACCACGATGGGTGAGCAGCTCAAGACGCTCTCCGCCCAGCAGCTCGACAGCCAGCGCGGCGAGATCATCGCCCAGGCCACGCGTGAAGGGAAGCAGGTGCCCGGCATCGCCAAGACGATGAACATCGCCGATCTGAAGCAGCTCTGCGCGGAGCTGCCTGTCACCATCCCGCTAGAGAAGCGCACGCCGGATCTCGTGGCGCTTAGCACGGGCGCTGCGGACAGCGCTGAACAAAAAGCCGTCTCTGAGATGACGGGCGTCTCCGACGAGGACCGCAAGAAATACGCCAACCGCTGATCCCTCCGCTCTCCGCCCACCCCACCTCCAACACTCCACCCTTTTCTGACTTATGGCATCCGCAGCAGGCACCTGGCCCTTTCAAAAACTCGCCGCCGCCCAGGCGGTCTTCCCTCAGCACAACGTGCAGACCAGCACCCCTGGCCTGCCGGTTAAGGCTGCCAACAAGATCTTCCAAGGCGTGCTTGTGGCCTATGATCCGGCGAACTCTCAAGCCGAGTATGCAGACCCCGCCATGCCTGCCACCTCCCGCGTCATTGGCGTGAACACCGGCGACACGGTGGACAACACGAACGGTGCCAAGGGTGATCTCAAGGTGAGCCCGGAGGCCGGCATCTTCCGCCTGGCCAATGACGGCAACGTGACCGCCGCGCATCTCTATGCTCCCGTGCGCGTCATTGACGATCACACCGTGGGCGTGCCTGCTGGCACGGGCGCGGATCGCACCGCCGGGATCGCCATCGGCCTGGAGGGCACCGGTTATGTTTGGGTGCTCGTGAGCCCGGAAATCAACGTGGCCATGGCCCCGATGAACCAGAAGCGCCGCGTGATCGTGGATGCCGATGGTGCCACGCTCACCGCTGGCGACACTGGCGCGATCATCAGCAACGCTGGAGCCTCTGGCGCGGCTGTCTTTGCCCTTCCGGCTGCCACGCCGGGCCTGGAGTTTTACTTCTTGCTCGAAGCCGCGCAAGAGCTGCGCATCGACCCGAGCGGGACCGAAACCATCGCGCTGCCTTCCTCTGGTGTGCAGGGCGCGGCGGGCAAATACCTCAGCGCCGATGCGGTGCGTGAGCATGTCCACCTCATCTGCCTGACCGCCGGCACTTGGGATGTCCTCGACTACTCCGGCACCTGGACCGCTGAAGCCTGATCCTGATCCAAACCCGCAACCAAAACTGAAAATCACCGCCTAATTTTATGGGATCCATCGACATCAATTCCGCCGCCGCCCGCACCCGTCTCCGTGAAGACTGGAAAACCGTCATGTTCAAAGGCTTTGAGTCTCCCGGCGCACAAAGCGTGACGGACATCATCGCTGAGAAGCAGAGCAGCTCCGCCGCCGTCAACGTGTATGACATGCTGGTGAGCCTGCCGATCATGAAGCGGTTCAAGGACCAGATCAACGTGCAGCCCACGGCCCGTGCCCAGCACAGCATCGAGAACGAGGAACTCGAAGCCACGGTGGAAGTGCCCCAGGCCGCCATCGAGCGCGGTGAGGCCGCCCAGTTCAACAACAAGTTCACGATGCTCGGCTATGCCGTGCGCCGCCGCCCGGACCGCTTCCTGGCCCAGCTCCTCATCGACGGCTTCACCACGTTGGATTACACCGGCACGAATTTCTTCGCCGATGCCAAGCCGCACCTTCCGAACCTGCTGGATGCCGGCACCTTCGACAACAAGATGACGGAGAAGCCCTCCGCCGGCTCCTGGGAGGCCGCGAAGCAGAAGCTCAACTACATCCTCGACCCGAACGGCGAGCCGATGAACGTGGGCGGCAAGCTCGTGGTGGTGTGCTCCAGCAAGTGGGCCACGACCTTCAAGAAGATCCTCAACGCGGGGACCATCCTCGAAGCGGGTCCGACAAGCGATGCGGCCGTGAGCAACATTTATCGTGGGGATGCGGATCTCATCGAGTTCAAGCATCTCAACACGAGCGCCCGCCAGGACTACTGGTTTGTGATGAACGTGGGCGAGCCCGTCCGCGCCATCATCGACCAGACGGAGACCAACCCGCGCTTCTACGCCCAGGACGATCCGAACACGCACCTGGACGCCTTCAACCGCCACGTCTTCCGCTACCAGGCCTATCAGCGCGCGGCGGTGGGCTTTGGCCTGCCCCAGCTCATCATCGGCAGCACCGGTGCGGACAACGCGCTGTGAGGCTGAGCCCCGAGAGTTAAAACCCCTCAACGAATCTTAAAGCGATGGGCAAAAAAGCGAAACCAACAGCGGCAGCAAAACCGGAGGCCCCAAGTCTCCCGGTCTCTGAGTCTCCCCGTCTGGATTCGCTGCCCGTCGAAACACCTTCAGTGCCAGCGCCTGGCGCGGCTACTGCGGAGGAAAAGCCTGCGGAGGTTTTGGGGGTTTTACCCTCCGCTGGCACCTCCACTGAAACGATCAACCAACCCGAGAACACGACCGGGTTGATTGATCCGGCTGCGGAGTCCGCTCCGCAGCCGGACACCAATCAGCCCACTGAACCGACACCGCCCGATGACCCTGCCCATGCAGGTGAGGGCGCTGCCGCGCCGCCCGCCTTGGATCTGAGCAGCCATCCCGCCATCGAGCTGGCCAAGCGCCACAAGACCGGTGCTGGCAAGCCACAAGACGGTGCGCCGCGCTACTACACGCCGCCGCCCTTTGATGTGTTCGCCAAAAAGAAGTGACCTTCACCGCGCATGAGACCGCACCCGTCGTGAGCCCTGCTCCGGCGGGTGCGCTGCGTTTGGGGGATGAGCAAGAGACGCTCTCCAGCTCTCGGCTCTCTGCGCTGTGCGCCATGCTCACGGCATGCCTGATTACCTCACCCTCACGGATCTGCATGGCCAGATCCCGCCGCAGTTCCTCATTCAAGCGCTGGATGATGACAATGATGGCGTGGTGGATGCCTGGGACGGCGTGAAGCAGGCCGTGCAGGATGATGTGGATGCGCTGCTGGAGGGCCGCTTTGCGGTGCCGCTGACGTTTTCACCCATGCCTCTGGTGATCAAGCGGGCCTGCGTGGCCTTTGCCTGTGAGCTGTGCTATCGCCGCCGGGGCACCGCTGATGCGGACAACCCGTGGAAGGGCCGCGCGGACAGCTTCCGCAAGATCCTGGCCGGCATCACGGCAGGAGAGCTGAAGCTGAGCGTGAACCCGCCCGCGGAGGCGGCCGCCGTCGATCCACCCGGGGCCATCATCATTCTCGACAGCGCCCTGGGCGCTCCCGGCCGCATGTTGGGCTGATCCATCTGCTCTCTCTGACTCATGACGCTCGATTACCTCCTTCGACTTTCGGACAGTGCCTTCACCGGGCCGGCGAATCGCGCTCGTGGAACTGTGGACAAGCTCAATGCGGGCGTGGCCAATGTGGGCAAAGGCGCGGCTGGCGTGAACAGCCTGGCTTCGTCGTTCACTGGGCTGGCGGCAAAGATCGGCGCTGCATTCACTGCCTACAAAGCTTTCGAGGTAGGCTTTGCTGGAGTATGGAAGAGCATCCGTGCAGCGGCGGACATGGAGACGACATCGACCGCGATGACCGTGCTGATCGGCGATGCGCAAAAAGCGGCGGATCTGATTGGCAGGATTAAAAAGCTCGGAGCCGAAACGCCTTTTGAGTTTCCTGAGCTCGCGACGGCGGGGAAGACGCTCTTAGCTCTTGGTGAACGTGCGGCCGATGTGCCTGATACGCTGCGCCGCATCGGCGATGTGGCCAGCGGAGTGGCGGCCCCAATCGGTGAAATTGCCGAGCTTTACGGCAAAGCTCGCACGGACGGCACTTTGTTTGCTGAAACCATTAACCAACTCACTGGGCGCGGCATCCCCATCATTCGGGAGTTTGCCAATATTCTGGGCAAGCCGGAATCCGAAATCAAAAAGCTCGCCGAAGCGGGCAAGATCACCTTTCCCCTGCTAGACCAAGCCTTCCGCAACATGACGGCTTCAGGCGGTCAGTTTTACAGAATGACAGCCGAGCAAGCTGGCACGGTAAACGGCCTGCTGAGCACCTTGGGTGACAGCGTGGGGGAATTGTTCCTAGCGTTTGGCCAGCCCTTCAATGATGCGTTCAGGCCGCTGCTCCAAGATGCGATCGGCCTGGCGGGGCAGCTCAAACCGATGGTGGATCGCATGGGGGTGGCCGCTGGATCGGTGATGGCTACGATGCGCAATTTCGTCATGGAGGCCGAAAAAGGCAGCGGGCTCGCCGCTGTGCTGGGCGAGAAGCTCAAAGAGGCGTTCGCGCTCGCGGGCGAGGCCCTCATGATTCCCATCGGGGCCATCGGCGCGGCCATGCCGGCCATTGGCGATGCTTTTTTGGCGGCGCTGACCCCCGGCGTCATGTGGCTGAGTAAAAGCATGGAGGCGGCAGCGCTTCGCATGGGGAGCGTGCTTTCTGAGGTGCTGGCTGATGCCGTGGCAAGCGTCCCAGGCATGGGTGGCGCGAGCGTCTCCCTGAAAGGCACAGCTTTTTCAGCCGACGTTCGCTCTCGGATCGCGGCGGCAGATGCGGAAGATGCGCTGGGTGGCGCTGATCAAATGTTTGCACTGGCCGGGTCCAAGCTGGGCGAGGCAATGGCCACATTTCGCGACGAGCTGAAAGCGCGAGTGGATCGCTTCAGTTTCGATCTGGGATCGGGTGAGGTGATGGGCCAAATGCCTGAAGACTTCCTGGGCTCAACGGGCATGGCTGGCGGTGGCTCTTCGCAAGCGCCCGGCTTGGCTGGTGCATTGGAAGCCAGCACTAAAGACAACACAAAGGCGGTGAAGGACGGCGCGGCGGCAACCAAAGAGCTGAGCCGCGCACTCACCGGCAAAACGACGAGTGCCAGCACCGAAACCGGGCGCACGCGCATTGTAAGTGCTCGCGACGGAAGCACCGTAGCGAGGGGCAGTGACCAGAATACGGACTACTCAGGCGCTTCCCAATTCGACTTGTTGCAGCAGAAGAAACGACTTGGAATCAGCGCCTTCAGCGGTCGCGGATGGGGGCCTCAGGGCAGAGTCCGTGGAAGCATGGGGGGCGGCTTGGATTGGCTGCACGCCATGAATCCCGAGCTGGCTCGACCCGCTGCGGGCATGGACATGACAAAACGTTTTTCCAGACCAAATATCCAAAGCCCTGGCACCGCCCAGGTGAACGAAAAGAAAGCCGCGGCAGCCGCCCAAACAGCCGAGAAGATCCAAGGAGGCGGTGGTGACAAACCCCGCTGGGATCTCGTCGCTCAAATCGCCGCCAACACGGCCAACCTCAAAGTCATCCGCTAAACCATGAGCTTCAGCACTCGCGCCAGCACCGCTGTCTTCAGCTCCCTCCAGGAGGGCGCATGGGAGGCCATGTCTGTCGATCCACAGCCTGTGACGGGCGGTTTCGACGTGCTCAATGTGGTCTTCATGGCAGACTTCCGGGCAACGCCAAAAACAGCTCTGGAGATCGTGGCAATGTTCCGTCCAGGAATGCGCTACGGCGGGACGGACTTTTGGCTCCGCGAGGTGCGGCCGGCGTGCGTGGGCGGCAATGTCTGGAGGGCTGATTGTCGCTTCGAGGGACGCGTCTCCGCAGACAAGCCGCCCCATCTGGCGATCTCGGCAGCGGCATCAGCGGACTCGATGTTTATCACCGCCCCCAGCGGATCGGGTGTTGGAGCCACGACCTATTCCAACTACTGGCTGCCATTCCCCATCACGCTCCAGCCTGGCGGCGGCCTCTCTCTCGCCATTCGCGAAAACGTGCCCGCCTTTGAATACTCGTATGTACACATCGGTGAGCCGCGGACTCATCTCATCGGGGCCGGGGAGCTTGGTGGCACGGTCCGCGTGTCACCGCCTGTGAGGCTGGAATCACGGCGATTCCCTTGGGACGACTTCACCTCCAACACCTGGCGCATCAACATTCCGGCCGGCTGGGTGTTTGACGATCTACGGGCTGATACCATCGACGGCACCAATCCGAAAGTCAGCTATGTGACTGAGGCGTGGGTGCAAACGTCACTCTACAAGCCACAGGCATGATCCATTCAACCAACAGCCGCCGAATCGAACAGGCCGCGGGCGTGCAGATCGTGGCCGGATCAGTGCTTAACGCCTGGCAGGCAGAGCTTGCTGAAAGGGCTCCCATCTCGCCAGCCTTTCGCAGGCCTCGCGGCTGGGAGGTGGACTTCTCAGCGGCAGGCACGCCCGCGTCAGGCTCCTTCAGGCCCATGACCTTCCCTCGTGATAAAGCCTGCATTCTGACCAGCGACGCCATGCGGCGGCTTGAGAAGGCAGCCACCAGGGCACTGCCTGGCCGCACCAATGAGCGGACACGAAAATGGTCTCATGAGACTGGCGGTTCTACGCGGCCCGCCGCTCTGCCCCGACCCGCGCCCGGCCCATCGGTTTCGCGCCGCCTGGCATCTCTCGCCAGCTCAACCATCAGCGCGGGCTCCAAGCCCGGAGATATTCCTGGTATGAGCCTTTCGCCCCCATTTGTTCCGCGGCGTGTCATTGGGCGTGCATAGACCCATTTCAGCGGTTATCTGACCCATTTCATTTTCGCGTCGCGTTACGCACACCGCCGCCGAACTCATCGTGAAACGGGCGGACCACCAAAAAGAGCGCATGGGGCTGACGACCTGGGCAAAAGCCCCCATCGGCAAGATTTTGAAAAGCGATGTCGTGGTGGCCAAAA